CCATGGTATCCCTACTGCAGTGTGAGGGGAGGTGATATACTCCTTTTCGTTTTTTTTAGTTTGCGTGGTCTATTTTCCGGTTTGGCCTTGTGTGGCTTGTGCGCGTTCTTCAATAGCCTTAACTACTGAGGCGCTAGCTTCATTGATTGCCTTAGAAACCGCTGCCGTGTCATTTGATTGGCTATTCAAGAAACGGTCAAAATCATCGTCTGGCAAGGTCAAGTGTTTAGCGCCCGCTGAACGTAGAGCGTCCACTGTTCCCATTGAACCGATACCAAACACACGACCATTAACTACACCAACATATCCTTGACTTCCGCTTTCGCTACGTACTACATAATCCATATTTTCTTCTTCCTCTTTCTTATTTATTAGGCTATCACCGTCATTAATGATAACTACGTTCTTATCCAATCCACCAGCTAGGCCGGTTGATGTAAACTGCCACCAGCGTGTGTGTTCCATGTTTGGATACACACCCCAGTAAGGTTCTGGGCGTACCTCGTAATCTGGGTACGCTGCAATCCATAAGCTATTCGGATAACGTGCAGTGATTTGATCTACATACACATTAGCCAGTGTATACGGCTTGTAACTGTAATAGATAGGCTCAAAACCATTTGATTTACAAACGTCCATGAATGCCAATACTGCATTAGTGTTAGCTTGCTTGTCTCCACTAGCTCCGTCCTCATAGTCACATACAAGGTAACGTGGGTGAGATGGCAGATTGCTGATAAAGTAATTTGCTTCCGCTTGTGCAGTGCCTACATCGCCACCAAAACGGGCGAAGTGATAGTAGCCAATACAGTTACTTGTGCTAGTTTGTTGACTAGCGACTGGACTAACCCAGCCCACGCCCTCGGTGACCTTAATAACTGTGTTATTAGTGCCACTAGCTTGGCAGATAGCTGTTAAATCGCCTGACTGATATGCTGACACGTCGATAAAATAATTATCTTGTGCCATGCCATCAAACGGCAATTCAAACCACCCAACCATTTGTTGCGTTGGTGCATTCCAGTCGATATAGCTGAAATTACCAGCGCTATCAAGGTTTCTTGTAACCTTGCGCGTCCATCCGCCATTATATAGACAGTCACCATTACCGTCGATATTCTGCTCGATAGTAGTAACGGTGCCGTCTGGGTTCTCTGCGACCACAAAACCGATATGTCCAAATTGGTGATATGGTAAGCAGTTGGTTACCCACACACTGCCCACTGGTGGATTGTTAGCACCGTTAAAACGTGTAACTTTAAGCCCTTGACTTTCTGCTCTACTCAAGCCATCAATGGCATTCAAGTAGCTGAAATCAAGGTTAAACAAGCCAGCGTATTGTAAAACGTAGTCAATCAAACTTATACACTGCCCGCCATAAGGATTTGTGGGCACGGTTACACGTTGATTGACTAGGCTCTCAAGCGTGTTTAATAACTGTGTTTTTGATGTCATAGGTCTCCTTTCTCAAATTATTTTTGGATAGATTGCTTAATCTCCAAGATAGTTTTCTCCAACTCTTTGATTTTATTCTTTAACTCTTCAATTTCACTTGTAGGTAATTGCGATTTTGTTACAAGCGGATCTTCCGCAAATTTATTTTGTTCTAGAACCTGTAGAAAAAAGTTATTGTATGTTGGAAATAGCCCATACGCTTGGCTGACAGTCAACGATGAAGATTGTTTATCTTTAATCTCCTTAATATCCGCCCCCACAGCTTGAGCAAATTCTGTGAACTTACTCATAGCGCTCACGCTTTCGCAGAGTTATATACACTTACAAGGTCTTCTTGCTCAATGGTGTCGAGGCGAGTGCCCAACTCAGTCATTTTAGAGATAATACCGCTGTCTGTGTTGCCACCCGCTGCGGTGATTTTATCAGCAATTTCCTTGAGTGTGTCAAGCTCTTCTGGTGCATTACCGATGATATCTGTCTTGACTTGCGTCATCGCTTGTGTCAAACGTTCCTCGCTGACACCAACGGTCTTGCTAGCAATAGATGCCTTGATTTCCTTGATATCAGCACCCACGGCTTGGGCGAAATCATGTAATTTACTCATTTATGTAATTCCTTTCTCAAATTTTAGCTAGATTGTAGATATTTACGAGGTCTTCAGTCGTATCAGTGCCACCACTGATTAGCCCAGAATCTCGCAATTCATCAGCTAGTAGTTTCAGTTTAGGGCTCTTGTCCGATGGAATAGCACTGTCTGCATTTAGTGAGTTTTTCACTTTCACCTTGAAATTATTAGACGGAAAAATACGCCCATCCAATTTAATTTCAAGGTAGTAAGTGCCAGTAGCTACCGTGTTCCCCATTGAGAAAGAGAATGTCCCGTTTTCAACAGCGATGTCTTGATACAATGCCACGGTTTCATCGTTGGAAAGTGTCAGCTTACCAGTGCCGGATAGCTCCATGCGTTTGCCATCGTACCCTAGAATTTCAAAACCAAAAATGGAAGTGGTGTCCCCAGATTTTAGGACATCACCACCTTGAATTTGGTTGATTGAGGTCATGAGCTTAGCCATAAGCTAGTCCTCACGAGGTGCGTGATAGTTTAAAACTCGTTCGCTGTCAGCAACGCCCTTAGTAGTCGGGTCGGTAACAATTCCAAGAATTACCAAGATCACAACGAGAGTATTTACACCCTCTTGAATGTTGTTAGGGATTGTAAGCCCGAATTGTTGCAACATAAGGAATACTGCTGAGATAAGAGCTACAAGAGTAGTTTTGTTTTGCAAACGTAGTTTAAAGTTAATCATTTTCATTTTCTCCTTTTTCTTTTTCCTCGTTTTCTGAGGTTAAATTAAATTTTTCTTTATCAATATTCTCTTTGACATATCGGTCAATAAACGGGACTTCTACTCCTAACGCTGACAGACTGGCTAGAACGCTAGAACCGTAAGCGGCAATCATGGCCATAATAAAGGCGTCCAGCACCCCACCAAGATTCATAAATGAAGCAAACGGATAGAAGATTGCCACGAATACAATCATAGCCGTGTGGCTGACAAGCCCCTTGCGAAACTTAGAGCTTGAAAACTCATGATAAGCCCACGCTCTGGATAAGCCCAGAATGATGTCAGCGGCTATAACGACCATCAACAGAAACACCCATAAGTGTTCGTCTATGCCATGCTCGTAGAAGTCTTTGACCACTTGGAAAATACCAAAAAGTCCGTCTGGTTTGTGCATAGATTATATTCCAGTTTCCTTTCTTTAACTTGGATATGAATCATCCGTGATGTAAGTTATTGTCCCAACCCACACACGTTGGCCAACAGTAGAGCTTGTGAGTCTAATTGTGCCGTCGCTAGAGATATGTATCGTAGACGGTTCCTTATTTTCATTGCCCTCGTTTGTGTGAACAAGAAAATGGATTTCGTCTGTTGGGCGGTAACCATCTGGAATGGTTTCAGCCATTTGTTGATACTCAAATTTGGCTGGAGAATTAACAACCATGCGCTTTATGGTTAGTGTAACAAGATTTCCTTTTCTGATAGCAACGGCTTTCAAACCGTGCATAAGAGTTAAATCTTTCTTAGATGTGGTATTGATATTTAGACGGTCAAAATCAACTTGACCACCTTCTTTCATAAATTTTTTCCACGTTCCCCACGATCCGTTGGCTTTCCCACGAACAAATAAATCTTCTCCGGAATATGGCACTGCCGTTTGGATAATCCAATCATCGCTATGTTTAAGCACTTGGATATGGAACCAAGAATTAGTGATATTGTATGGAGAGTTTTTCAAACCGTAGCCTCTGTAATACCCAGTTTGTCCATAATCGTTCCAATCGGCAACTGCATCTAATGGCGTGCCATCGTTAGAAGTCAACCGATATTGTTGGATTGGTTTTCGGTTTGCGTAGATGTCGCCGTTAACATTTCACGGTATTTTCCAATACCGACGCCATCACGTTCGTAGCTCATCACTACCTTATCCGTGGATACTGTGATAACAAACTCTGTGTATGAGAACTTATCTTCAACACGCCCCAACACTTCCCATGAGCTATCAGCTGGATACTTGCCATTAAGATTAGCATCCGAGCCGTTTAATTCAGAAATATTCTGCCATTCGTTCGTGCTATCTGTCGTATATCCAGCGGTACCAACTTTTCGTGTTTTGAAAATCAGTTTAGTTGTGTTTTTTTGTGTTCCGTTAACAGATAGCGGTGCTACTTTTAAAAAGCGTTTCAGCGTGATGGTGTCCAGTTTCTCGCCCGTTCGTTTGGCTTCAAAACGTAGCATTGGGTTGAAGTAAGCTAACACTGTTATGGTTTGCTCTCGCCAATCTGACCACAAGCCACGGCTGTCTTGGACTTTAGCTCTAACTGTCATTTGTTTGTCAGTAACGGTTGATGGAACTGTGAGCGTGCCATTATTCGACTGTACCGAACTATTCCCGCTTACAATTTCAGCGTAGTATCCAGTTATTGAAGACCCAGCAGTGCCTTGACCACCATTAAAAACGACTTTAATACGTGACAAAGTGCTGACAAAATGCGTAGGGCTAGGGATAAGATTTTGTGTCACTGGGTTTGCGTCCGATAAACTAAAACCAGCGAAGCCCGGCTTAAAGAGATTGGTCGGGACATTGACCGTGATTTTTCGGACATCCCTTCCTCTTTCAATTCCGTCGGCGTATGAGATGTAAGTAATCGTACCTTGACCGCTTGAAGAATTAGAGAATTGATTAGCTATCTCAACAGGCGGGATCCATGTATAGCTTGTATCGATATCATCACCGGCTATTTTTTGCTCCCAATCACCAACACGCACCCAAATAGAATGCCGCATCCACGCTTCACGCTTTGTGATGTTGATGGTCACTGGTTTGGCGATTTCAGCCGTCACATCCGCACCATAACTAGCACGGGAGATGGTAGTTAAGACAAGAGCTGCATTGTTAATAGGTATTACCTTATTATTGCTCTTATTCTTAAATTCTCCACGATAATACACTGTACGAGTACCGTCTCCGTCGTGTGCAATGGTAACCTCTTGGTCAATCAGCATAGCGGTTTGATTGGGTTCAACGGTTAGCGTGCCAGAGTTGGCTAAACGCTTCCCGCCGTCATAGTCAATGTACGCTTCCCAAGGAACACCAGACACCTTAGTGTCTCCGTTTTCCCAATAGAGCTGTAAACGCACTTGTGATGTATTGCTATCAATATTCGAGCTAGCTTCATAAGCACGTAGGACTGCTTTTCCTCCAGCCATTAATAATTACCTCCTACCCATTTGATTACGTTACGATTTGGGTCAATTAAATCTTGTTCCTCTCGATAGTAGCCGATTTGAATACTCTTTGAGAAAATACCATTTTCGATGTGGATAACACCTTTGTCGATATACATCACTTCGGTACCGGCGCTAAACATAGAAATACGTTTATCTGAAACCAATACCGAGTTAGAGCCATCATTTTTACCGATGGTCAAGCCCTCGTTGGACGCTCGCATGTAGTTATCAAGAAAACTCCAACGTTCCGATGTCTCGCCCAAATCATTTTGTAGTTTTACAATGCGTTGACTAGCTTCAACCAAGGCTTTTTCAGTCTTGTTCTTATTCTCTTGATTTGTAGACAAAAAATCTTGATAGGCTTTCACCCATTGATTCACCGTATCAATAGACGCTTTAGCTCTCAATTCCGCTTGAACGATGGAATTAAGCTCATTCAATTTATTGATTTGGTCTTGCGTCAATGCGCTATCAGCCTTGCCATCTAACTTGTCTTTTAAATCTTTCGGAGACGCTTGCCACGCTCGGTCAGTGGTACCCTCATAGCAATCTAGCTCGGTGAAGAATAACAACGACTCACTGCCGTTACTTGTACCCTTGTTATCAATACGGATGAAACCTTCATCACATTCACCGGAATTAAATGTCAAATGCCATTTAACAACCCTGCCAGTAGATGGTGAGCCGTTATGTGATTTAAAGTTGACTACATTAGTGAATGTTTTATCGGTCTCGTTTGACTTACGACCAAGGAAATAGATGTCAACGCCATTGATGTTTCCATTGGCAAACAATTGAATATTGAACGAATAATCAGTATTACGTTTGACTGGAAAACGTAGCGTAGATGCTGGCACTAATGATGATGATGTTTTCAGCAAAAACAGTGGTTTAGCGCCATTGTAATAGAACGAATGGCTTGAAATGGATAGGTTAGCGTTTGGCCGTGGCGCTTCCCAAAAGCCCCAGTTATCAAGATTCTCTGGAAACGCTGAGTTAGTGATTAGGTTTTCACCACCTACTGACACGCTACCAACCATATCATTCCAAACATAATCAGCTGGATTCGTGCTGTCTGTTCTATCGAAATTAGTGCACACACCCAAATAGCGCTTGTTTCCGTTTTGCGTCAAACTGAAACCAGTACGACCATCCGAGCTATCGGCATAAGCAAAATGAACGTAAGGCGTGCGTCCATCCGCTCCAGCTTTACCGGGAATACCATCCCGTCCGTCAGTACCCTTCCACTTGCTCCATCGGTAATCTTGAGGGTTCCGGCTATCCGTAGCGTTGAAATCTTGATACATCCCAATGAATGGTTTATTAGTATCGGTTTGACTGAAACCACCACCAGAAACAGTGTCAGCATAAGCTATGTGGGTATACTGTGTTTTACCATCAGCACCCTTAACACCGGGTATACCTTTGTCGCCTTTTGGTCCTTGTAAACCTTGTGGGCCTTGTGCCCCACGTTCGCCTTGTGGTCCTTGAAGACCAGTTAAACCACGTTCACCCTTGTCACCTTTAGCACCAGCGTCACCTTTTGGCCCTTGCTCACCGATTTTAGAAACCGAGTATCCAGTTTCGTTTGTATTATCGGTGTAAGTCCAAACTGTCTTGGTCCATAGGAATTGCCCGGCTGGTACGTTTGGGACTTGACTAGCCCAACCAGTCGTTGGTGCTACTGTTCCCGATGTACCTTGTGCATAAGTAATAGTAGTGCTACGAATACCAACACCATCCTTACCGGCTATACCGTTGTTACCATCGTTACCATCTCTAGCAACATAGGTTTTTTGGTATCCTGTTTCAGTGGTGTTGTCAGTATAACTCCAGACCGTCTTGGTCCAAAACCATTGCCCTTTAACAAGCGACGGTGGGTTTTGATACCAAGCCGTAGGTGGTACGGTCTCAGCCATAGATAGACCATATAGAACGCTAGTGCTTCTAATACCGATACCATTCTTACCCGGTAGCCCATCGTTCCCACGGTCTCCCTTAGGTCCTTGTTCCCCCATCTTGGCAACAGAAAAACCTTGCTCACTCGTACCGTCTGAATAAAGCCATGTCGTTCTTGTCCAGAGGTATTCGCCGGGGTTGACCGTCGGGATGTCTGGTGACCACGTACCATCTTCAAATACGATATTTTTAACCCAGATAGAGTTATCTGTCGTATAAGTATTGATACGAATTTCATAGTCACCAGTTGGGCGGTTGTGGGTGTATTTAGTCCCTTTAGATGTGTTCAAATCAGAAATGATTTGCCATGTTTTCAACGATGCGTTTACAATCCAAATCGTAGCGTTACTATTGCTCGAAGATGTAATGTGCTGGTTAGTGAACGCTCCGTTGGTTTCGGCAGAAATAACGTAAGTCTTACCTTGTTCTAAACGGACACGTTGACCAGTCATTATGATGTTGTCTATCTGTGAGCCCATCGGTTTAAAACTGCCTGGAAATCTTGCTACCACGTTTCCTGTGGGGGTATCAACGCCACTTTTTGATTTTGCATAACGTAGCGTAGTATTAACTAACCCAACGCCATCCTTACCTGGAAGACCATCATCACCCTTTGAACCATTCTGTGGGATGTATGTTTTCTGATATCCAGTTTCACTAGATAGGTCTGTATACATCCATTGTGTTTTAGTCCATAGGTATTTACCTTTAACCAAAATCGGTGGATTTGCCGTCCAGCTAGTAGGCATGGTGGTTTCGTTGTCGCTCATGCCATAGGTGATAGTGGTAGATTTCAGACCTACACCGTTTTTACCCGGCAAGCCGTCATTACCTCTATCACCTTTGTCGCCTTTTGGTCCGGGGTCACCTTTAGCGCCGTTCTTTCCGTCCGAGACATTTAAAAAAGTAACTTCTTCTGAAGCTACTTCTTTGTTGTCCACCCATGCCGAAACCGTTAAGGCGGTTGGTTGGGTAATCTCTGACGCTACCATGTCGTAGGTCATCCCAACGTATTTGATTTCACCGTTAATTACGAAACGCCATGTCGCATTAACCGTCTTATCACCTTGTTTCAAGACTGGACGAACAGTAGAGCGACCAACGCCATTCTTGAATACTGTTCCGTTGGTTGTCGTGATCTCAACACGGTATGGCAAAGCTCTAGCTGCGATTTCATCAATACGCTGTTGCAACTCGTTTGATGGCTTATTAACGATTTTACGGTAATTAGAGAACACAACCGAGTTATTCAACGGCATGTCAAAACTGACAATCATTTCAGTTACACGAGCTTCGAGAGCTAGCCCGTCTCTAAAATTACTATTGATAATTTTAACAGTGTCCCCTAAATTGACATCCTTATAGTTGTCCATAAAACTAGAATGGACATCAACGGTATAAGTCATTAACGGGTAAGCGTATTGCTTAATGGTACGCAATGCGTAGCCTTTTAGTGAATTGACATCCTTGTATTCGGTTTGAAAATCCTTACGTGTCCAGTTATCAGCGTTGTTTGGATTCATCGTTGATGGATAGCGTTCCCTAGACAAAGGTGCAAACACATAGCTACTACCACGCCTTGAATAAAACTCTACTTGTCCTAACTCGTTCTTTTCTTCAAACTCTACACTCTCAAGATTCACACCCTCAGCACCAGTGAATACCCCGGCATTGAAAAGTTGGGTCTTATCACTAGTAACTTGGACACCTTTAAGCTCGTTTTGATAGTGTAACACCACATCCCCACGAGCCTTGCCGATACCGTGGTGGTTATCGTCTGGTTGTTGGAAAATATCGATAACAAAACGCTTGATTGTTCCATCTCGGTTTAATTCCGTACGGAATGCAAATTCAGCTTCAAACTTAGACATGAGACTGTGTAATTGTGCCAGTTTCGTCTCTTGTGGCTCAAATTCAAGCGTTCTTGTCTTGTCTGATACCTCATTAACCCCTATTTCAAGATTGGTAAATCCTAGAATTTCAAGGTGTTCCAAATACCATGCAATATTTTGCGCCCCGTTACTTTTAAGAGCAACTGACTGCTCTTGTGCCAATTCCAAGTTTGTGTTATTACATGTCACTTGGAATGTTGTATCGTTTTCGACTAATTGCGACACATAGAAAACATGGTAGGTGTTATCGTAATAAAACGAAACAAACATATCGTCTTTGATATATTTGATATCATCATGCAGTTTCCCGTTTACAATTTTCGGAATTGTGAAATCGAATGTACTGGTTGAGTATTCAAGGTAAGGATGCCATTGACTGTTTGAATATGGCAGCATGCCCGGAACGTTGTTGTTCAAAGCACAAACCTTACGCATGTTCTTGTCATGAATCCAAATTTGCATTAAACAAAACGCTCCTTCCAAGTTATTTCAATAGTTGGGTCAGTCCTTGTCCAACTAGATGTATAGATGTCGATTTCGGTTTCACCCGTACCGATACTAAACGGCTCGGACAAGTATGTTAGCTCGTTTGATGCTGGCAAGTTATCGACTAGGGTCTTGCCTTTAGCCATGTCTATCTCTAGGATAGAACCTTTTCGGAAACGGTTAGGGATGTCTTCCTCTTTATTCACATGGTCTTTTCGATAAACAAAACTATCAAGATACATGTGAGTTACAAGCGGTGCATCGCCGATACCAAAGAAACCGACACTAATTTTTGCCGATTTTTTCCCCTTGATCTCTGGAATCTTAAATTTAGGATAACTGCCTTGATAATAAAACTGTACTTCATCATCAAAGCGTTGTATGTCCGCCCACCCTTGCGGTTCATTGAATGGGTTTTGCGTCATGACATGCGTTCCCCAAAATTGTTTCCTATCAAGTGTACGATAGCTACCGTTACCATCACTAGCAAGAAAACGGTACTCACAACCTAGACCATTAACATGCTTGAGTGTTTCCACACCGTACAAAAATGTGCCGTTTGCATCCGTTACTGATATCTTGATATACCCGCACTCATTAGATGCGCCGAGCCAAAAAATCTGCCTCCACCACATATACTCGTAGAGTGAGCCTTTTTCACCATTGCTATCCGCTGGAATATCCCATGTAATTGAGCTACCACGGAGCAAGGTTGAGCCACTACCTCGATTGGTTAAGGCAATGTGTGGTCTTCCCCACGCATTATCAATCGCAAGCGTTCCATTCAAACTTTGCAAGTTGTCATTGAAACGCCCTTGGTTTTTCGTACCAACCGCAAAACCATTAGTGATCCAATTGTTAGAAACATAGTCAAACAGAATTTCAGACTGTTTAACCGTTCGTGTATCAGCTTCATTAGGGTTGCCAATTTCGTAACTTTCGCTGGAAGACTTCACAACCCCAACCCAGCCATTATCTGAGTTAAATTTCAACTTAATATCTGGGTATGTTTCAGCTGTGCCAAAGTTTTTCAAGGTCGCCTTGTAATGTCCAGTCGAAACTTTTTTAATACTGCCGTATTTGGTTTCACCGTCACTACTTACCAAGGCTTGCGCTTTGTTTTCACCGTAGCTTTTTGGAACATCGAACGTAACCGTTACTGTTGCGGTAATCGGTGCCGTGTTCTTATCAATTGTTAAAGACGCTTGCCCAGACGGGATAGCTTCCCAAACCTTGTTTGGCTCATCACCAAAAATCAATGTTTTTGGCTGATTAACATTGAGATAACCGCCTAGCGTTTCAGCAATCGTATTAAAGTAGTCGTAGTTTCCGACTAGGGTAAACGATACTTGAATCTGCTTAACTGACAAGGTGCTGTATAGGAATTGCTGACCATAACGTCTACGCCCTTGGTCTTGATAGTTGTTGTTAAAATTGGATGCCACGTTTTTCGTGACATCCACTGGAACGGTACGCCCTTGTCCCTCATTAAATAATTCGGTTAAGTTTTTACCGTCAAAAATGACTGACATTCCTATCAAATAATGTTACCTCCTAACAGCGCTTGTCTGCGCTCGTAATCGTTTGTTGCCTTGGTCATGAACGGTGCCAGACCGTTTGACACGCTTCTACCATCAATGATGTTTCTAACCTCGATAGGGTTAGAGCCGTTAGTTACCAATTGGCCAAGTAAGTCAATCATGATGTCTAGCTTGCTTTCTAGTACAGAAACACGCTCATGATCTGATGTGCTATCGTGGTTGCCTTGTGGGGCATCGCCCGCAAAACGTGCCACTGCTTCGGTAAGTAGTTGCCACGCTCTACCACGTTTGGCAATGTCTGTTGGGATAACATACTCTGGCATGTCGCCTTCAGCTAACTCATAAACACCGTTCTTATGGACTAGACCACCGTTAGCATAGCCATAAGCGGCTACACGGGTAAAGGCTGCGTCTGATGTTCCGTAGCGGTGTTTGATGTAGTTGATTGCAGCGAGCAAGTTGTCGTATCCGTTACGGATATTGTTGTGCCCTGCGTGCTTGTAAGCGTCAAATGTTGGTTGAATAGTTTGCATCAAACCAATGGATGGCGTGCCAGCTCTTGCGTTACTATCCCAGTTATTTTGAACATTAGGGTTACCGCCAGACTCGCGCTGGATAGTTGCCAAAATTTTAGAGACGCGGAAGTCATTCGGCTCGATACCATTTGCTTTCAACGCTCTAACAACAGATTCACGCCATCGAGAAACACCCGTACCTTGTGGCCCATCTTCACCACCACCCGCTGGACTGAGCAATGGGCCAAGGGTTTTCTTGATCCAGTCGAACATGCCACCGACTTGGCGTTTAATCAACGTTTGAAGTGGATTATTTCGGTCTTTCAAAGGCTTGCTATCGTCACCGCTACTACTTCCACTATCCCGAACACCGAAATCAAGGAAGGTAGCAGCGTTTGAAATATGACGGCCAGCATATTGATGATACTGACCATTACCACCGTAGTTGTACTCTTCACCGTCATAAGTATCACCGTGAACAGCCGTTACAAAGTCAACGTGGTTGCTTGAAATCGGTCCGCCAGTATAGACGGCTACTGTACCCGGTTTTGGTCTGCTTAAGTGTGGTACGCTCGCAGATATCCATTGGTTACCATTACCGAGGTGACTAAACAAGCTAGGTTTGACACCAAGGTTTGCCAAACGACTGGCAACGAATGATACACACTCACGGTAGAAATAACCCCACGGGTCAGCACCAGCGTCTTTTGCCTTGTCTTTGAAACGGTAGTCGTCGCCTTTGGCACCCATTGCCACTGTGCCTTCGTCCATTGAAGCATTGGCCATTGACCAAAGCTCTTTCCACCAGTTTTTAGCTTCTTCGATTGGTTTCTTATAAAGGGCATTACCGAGCGGGTTAAACATGCCAGCCAATTTATCAGCGTTAGGACTGAATTTCTTAGCCAATGATCCAACCGGGTCTTTAACGACATCACCGACAAACTCAATCATTTTCATGAATTTATCGACACCATTCTTCATAGTGTCCCAAACCGAGCCCGCCACATTGGTAGCAGTATCCCATATTTTAGACCAGAAACCAGTACCTTTAGCAAACGCCCCACGCTCTACGCCCATGAGCATAGCCAATTCGCTAGCATTGATGACCTCTGAGCCGGCTGGCAAGAGGTATTCAACGTTTCGACCTTGTGGCAAGAATGACTTACCATTAGGCAGAATCACCATTTCTTGGTTGTTAGTCTCTGGACTATCGTAACCGTCATTAAGCGTAGCTAGTGTAGGTTTAGTGATTGGGTTTCGGTATGAGCTAAACATACCAGTACCACCGGCAAACTTAACTTTAGGAATTTTAGAGATAGCTTCTTTACTACCACCAAAGTCAGAAATCAGTTTGTTGATACCATCGATACCAGCGTTTGGCAGTGCGATGACAGCATTGATACCGTCACCGGCAAGTTTTTTCATGCCATCCCACATCTCGCCAAAACCTTTTTTGACATTGTCCCACGTATCTTTGAAGAATTTAGCAATGTTAGTCAATGCGTCGGTGATTAGTTTGGTAATGTTAACGCCAAATTTTTCTTGCGTTAACGCTCCGATTTCATCCCACTTTTTCGATAGGAATTTCTTAGAGTTTTCCCAACCATCAAACCAATTCTTATTGATACCCTTGTGGTGCTTGTCGATATCTTTACCAAGAGCAGTCATGGCTTCCGTAGCATTACCCTTGATACCTTCCCATGTTTTTGATGCGAATTTCTTGACGTTGTCCCACTTATCAGACCAATCTTTCTTAAGGCTAGTCATGTGTTTTGCAACGCCCTTCGCCATATCTTTTACATGGTCCACGGTGCTATCGACAAACTTCTTGAATGGCTTGTTATGTTTGTACATCAACTCAAAACCAGCGACTACTGGATTAGAGATTACAAGCAATTTCTTAGCAGTGTTAGTAAAGGCTTTGATACCTTTTTCACCACCAGTGAAATAGTTCTTAGTTTGCTCAAAACCTTTCTTGGTGCTCTTGGTCATTGAGTCCATCGCACCAGTCCAAGTTTTCTTCATGCCGTCCCATGTCTTACCAAGCCATTTTCCGGCGTTAGAAAAACCGTCTTTGATACTTTTCACAATACCATCAACGAATTTCTTGAATTTCTTATTGTGCTTGTAAATTAAAGCAAAAGCTCCAGCAATAGGATTGGCAATAAATAAAAGGACTTGTTTCCAGTCCTTTTTGAAGAAATCAATGATCTTGCCAAAAATTTCTTTAGTAACTTTGAAAATCTTGTCAAAGGCTTTTTTAGCAGCACTAAACATGCCGTCTACAAACGCTTTGAATTTCTTGTTGTGTTTGTAGAGCAATACCAAGGCAGTGATAGCCGTAGTTACTGCAACCACGATTAAACCGATTGGGTTGGACGCCATAGCTAGATTCATTGCTTTTTGGGCTGCTGTCATACCGACAGTAGCCGTCCGCCATGCATGAATACCTTTAACGACTGCCGTGATACCTAGAGCGACCTTAGAGCCTACAAAGTAAGCAGCAAACAAAGAGCCGACCGTTTTAATAGCCGTCTTGTGTTCAGCAATACCACCCAAAGCCTTAGATAGTGACGTGACTGGCCCTTTAGCTTTCTTACCGTTACCGGTCATGAGATTGAACGCCCCAGCGACACTTTTAATCATGTCTACGGCTACTTCCCAGACACCGCCAGCAAAGTCTTTACCAATGCTAAACACTGCACCCAGACTGTCTTTTGTTTCTTTGAAAAAAGCTACAATTTTAGGGGCGTTGTTAGCAATGGTTTTGCTAACATTATCAACGACCTTGTTAAGACCATCCATGAAGCCATTGAGCTTGTCCTTACCATCACCAAGATTAAACACCTTAGAGAAAGCGTCCAGGATAGTACCTAGACCCTTGGAAACGTGTTCCCCTAAATCTTTAAACTTGGTTTCAGTGTTAGGATCAGCTACCCAATCCCCAATCTGTTGCAAGAATGGGTTTTTCATTTTATCAATCGGGTCACGGAAGGCAGCAACTACCGCTGGCATACGGGACTGGATTGTCCTTTCAAGACCACCAATGGTAGTTGAGAAGTTAGCAGTGGCATCCTTGTACTTATCTTGCAATTCGAACAAGGCTTTTTGTGCCATTTCTGCGGTGATCTTACCATCTTTTTGTAGCTCTGCATATTTATCGGCGGTCATGTCTGCAATGCCAAGCTCTTGTGCAGCTACTTCTTTAAGTTGGTTTTTCATTTCTGGGAAGACATTGATGATTGACATCATGTCTTGCCCTTGGACCTTACCATTGGCAATCATTTGCGCCCACTGAGTAGCGAAATTCTCAACGGCCGCATCCGTTTGACCAAATGCGTCTTGCAAGGTCAAAATGGCTTGTGTTTGCTGTTTGGTTAACTCGGTGTTATGAGTAACGGCATAGAATTTCTGGTTCATGCCGTCAACCATTTCGGTTGAGTTAGCCGCTGCTTGTGCCATTTGGTTGGTCATATCGACCATTTTTTTACCTTCTTCGGCATTACCCGTTAGGGTTAACCAAGTGGCGTTCATGGTTTGTTGGTATTTAACATACTCAGCACTGGATTGGGCGATTTCGTCAAATTTACCTTTGATAGCTCCCAATGCATTTTGGAAACCGTTACTAATTAGGTTAGCTGCAAACGTAGCCCCAAAGATGCCCTTTAAGCGTGAGGTTTTATGCTCGGTCTCACTTACTTCACTACCTAAGTGTTTAAAGCTCTCTTTCAAGCGACCAATGAACGTGCTAGAGCGTTGACTTTGCTCAATTTCATCATTCAGTTTGTCAGCAGCGTTTCTTGTGTGTGCCAGACTGGTAGCTGTTTCGTCTAAGCGTTGCTTTTGCTTGCGGTATTCATCGCTTGTTCTTCCGGATTGTTTAGCGACACGCTCAAGCATTTCTTTTTGGGTCTCATACTGTTTATTTAAATTAGTAATCGAGCCCTTGTATTGCTTAAGCTGTTCTTGTCTAGCTTCGTCTTCCTTGCCCTCTGCCTTAAGACGCTTAATGTAAGTGTCTGAGGCTTCGTTTTGGGCTTTGTACTCACGTTGCAATTCAGAAAGCCCAGACCTATGATAATCTAGGCTATTCTTAGCTTGACGCTGTTGGTTTTCCAACGATGCCAAACGTGTCGTCGCTTGGTCAATCTGTTGTTGGTATTTAAGGTACTGTTCGGCGGTTTCAGCGGTACTACCTTTAAGTTGAGACTGTTCTTGTTTCAGTTTCTCAATCTTACGTTGTTGATTTTGGATAGCATTCCCCAAACCATCGTACTTAGCTTGTGCTGCTCCTAAATAGTCCCCAGCGCTACGCATTTGGCTCTCTTGGGCTTTCCATGCGTTAGTAGAGCTATTAACTAACTGAGTTAGTCGTTTAATCGAATTAGCCGCTTGCAACGTATCTAAGGCGATTTCAGTGGACATGGTAGCTTGTACTTTTGCCATGTATTATTTTTTTCCTCCTTTCCTTAAATATTTAGAGTAAAGATGTTGGGTCTACCATCCTGTCTTCTTCATCTTTTGCGTTTAGAACCTTCATCAACTCGTAATAATCGGTATCGTAGTATTGATCTAGTGTCCACCCAAAACCTTGAATTGATTTTTTAGCAATGAGTTTCAAGTCCTCTATGCTATTTTCTAAATCAAAAATCTGTTCCCCTTTAGATTTCAGTCTTTTGGGTCAACTTCACCAGTGGCGTTTTCAAGTTGTTCATCAGTCAAACCGTACATATAACCCACCAATTTTTCGGCAATCTCTTGTGTACGTTCATTGTCCAAATCAAGCAATTTGTCATAGGCTTCATCATCCAAGTTAAGAACAGCACGAATAAAACCGAGCATTTCTTTAAGGATTGTGAAGCTAGCTTGCGCTTGCTCTTGTGTGTCACCATCTTCGACAGTATCGCTGATTTTAAGGACTGCCAATTGGTATTCGTGCATACGCAATACATTGCGGTTGCTTGTTGTCACTTTAAATGCTTTTTTACTGATTTCTGGAATTTGAATAGTTCTGATTTCCATTATGTCTTTACTCCTTTTTTAACAAAAAATAGAAGTCAGGCCATGAGCCCGACCTCTTGCGAATTATTAAATACTATTTGATGCAGCAGGGAGGGTATAGCCCCCGAAGACTTCTTTGAACATGTTGGCTTTATCGTAGTTAGATGCACCAGTGTAGTATTTCTTGTAAGGCTCACCACCAAACGCATTCGCTGACAAGGCATTGAATGTCATGTTGTCATCTTGTCGAGTTTGAGCGGTATCTGTATCTGTTGCAACGTTTTGAGTTGATTCTTGCATGATACCGTTAGCAAAACCAAAGAATACTGAGTGTTTGCGGTCAAGCGTTTCAGATTCAATCAATACCGCTGTGTGTGGTTTCTCACCGTCCATCACATATCCACCCTTGCCGTCTGGTTTAAAACCAAGCATTTTTTGTTTGATTTCAAAATCAAGGTTATTGAAGTCGAAGGCGACTGTTGGGGAACCTGGTGCAATCATAACGTCTTGCACTGAGTTGTTCCCTGGTACTTTAGTCGCTTGACCTTCCAAGTTTGAGATGTTAGCGGTACGAGTACCGAGCATAGTTGAATCTACTTCGATAACGCCTTCTGTTGAGAGGCCATCAGCCCCTTTAAGTAGTTTTTGGGTTTTAGGGTCAACCAATGCAAGGCGGACCATTTTCAAACCTACAATTGCCATATAGTAATTTCTCCTTTGTTAAATTAGCTTATCGAGAGCAACAAAAAAGACCGCCGTAATCTGCAATGTATCGGGGTCTATGCTATGTTCTCTCATATCTATAATTGAGTAGTGCTCAGATTTTAGGAATTTCAGTAATTCCATCTCAAAGGCTTCAATATCAAAATCAATATCAGCCTTGTAAAAAATCTGTACCTCTACTCTATCCGTTTTACTGAAAAAGGTATTGTTTCCGCTTAAGTCAAGAGATGGGTTGCTTTCTGTGAGCAAAACGATTGTCTTATCGGTGTTTTCTTCGAGTTCTTTAGGCAAGTTGTTTGCATATACTTCGCTTGTTTCACCAAATTCTTTGCCGTCAATGAGCTCTTTTAGTTTTACGGTTGCTAACACTTAATCACTTCCCTCCTTTTCTGCGAATGAGTTTTTCATATTCCTCTTTTTCTGCCAATAGCACTTTTCTTTGGACAGCGCTATCGTTTTGGACATTGGTAACGAAATGATCAGCACGATATTTTTTTGTACCGTCATTTAATCGTCTGGCATTTTGGGCGTGGTAGTTATTCTTCCATCCTACGGTTGCCGCACCGTTCTTTCTGCCGTCCGCATTAGTGGACTGGACAGATAAACCGTCAGCCATGTGCCCATACTTCAAATGTTTCTTATTTGAGTAGTGTTTCTCACGAGTTACATCTTCTAACTCCTTTTGAAACACTTTTGCGCCAGCGGTTGTGATTTTAGCTTGTTCCGCTGGTGTTAAATCGCCAATACTAGCGACCGTTTCAAGCCAGCCCTCTAGCGCCTTATCAAGCCCTACCATAAGCCATCACCCAACTTTCTTGCGTTTTCTCAAAGTCAGAAAGTCGTAGCGGTTTAGACCAAAGTTTTCATTCGGACTAACTCGCACAATATCATACTGAGTGCCGTTTAAGACGGCCACTTGACCTTCGACTACTTTGGCGTTATGGCGAATGACGATAACTTTTGTATCGGTTTCGCCATTTTGCCGGGCCAAATACTCTTGATTGAGTGTGCGAGTGTGTGGTTTATAGTGCAACGTAAACTGTTTAACGAATTTAGGCACGTTAACGCCCGTGAATTTATTGGGTGTGCTTTGATAAGTGCCAAAATCAGCCTTAAAACGAAAGTCTGAGGGTAAGTATCTAACTTTAGCCATTAGTCACCTCTTTCCTCGCTATACGTTGCGTATAAACCCCTTAATTGCCCAATTATGCTATTTAAAGTTAGGTTAATCGGATAAGTCACTGTGTCAGTTAAAGCGACTCTATAAGTGAAATACGAACTTGCGAGGGCTATTACAGCCGTGTCAAATAGAGATTCTACACTGTCAAGGTCGTAGAATTTTTGATCACTACCGACTGCATTGATAATGTACTGTTGAGCCGATTCAATGTAAGCTGGAATGAGTGCAGTGTCGTCTGTCTCATCCAGATTCAAGGTCTGCATGATGGTTTCCTTAGATACACTCATTGCTTACCTCCTAAATTAAGCTCCGGCAGTAAGATTAGCTTTTTGGTCAGCGATTGCTTTGAATGACGCTGGAACAAATGCTTCTTCATCCGTTTTAACAACATCGAAACGGTCAATAACACGTACTTTAGTTGTATCAGTTTCAAATGCACCGCCACCGATGTTAGTTGAAAGTAGTGACAAGTGTTGACGGTCAAAGAGTGTTACCGCTTGTTTCAAGTCACCAAAGTAGAGTGGCATAGCTCCACCAGTACCGTTAGCAAGCCAGCGGTCAGAAACTTCTTTAACTGTGAAACCATCGATTGAGTATCCAGTAGGTGATTTAACATCACGCTCCATCAAGTAGTCACCCATTGCATTCTTAACTTTCTTAAGGGCAGTAAAGCCTGAAGTGTTAGTCAAGAAGAATGAAGTCTGTTTGATAGCTGGGTCAACTTTAGCTTCGAGGTCGATAATGTCATCCCATTTAGCCAATGTTGGTTTAGTTGGGAGTGTAGCAATCACATCCAAAATAGCTTTGTTACGAGTAACGACAACTTTCTTAGCAATCCAACCAGACAACCATGCAAGGATGTTTTCAGCAGAATCAGCAAGCAAGCTGTTAGTTACTGTTGAGATACCAGCGTAGCGTTTGATTGTGTAGCGGATAAGAGAAAGTTTTGGATCGTCGTTAGTACCGATTTGACCAGCTTCATCATCAATTTTAGTAAGGCCAGTAATATCAGCCCATTTTTCGTAAACACGAGAACCAGTAAGAGTAGTTACGTTTTCGACATTAACATACTCTTGCAATGAATCGTATTGACGAACCAATGTATTGATAGCTGTACGAATATCTTGAGGGATAGTCAAGTCAGCGTCAGAACCAGTAGCGTCTGTTTTAGAATCAAGCAAGTTTTGGTAACGACCACGAACGAGGTTTTTAAAATCTTTAACAAAGTTAGCTTTAACTTCTTCTTCGTTTTCAGTCAATGGTTTCTTGTCTTCTTCTGGCATGTTAAGCACTTCGTTAGCACGGGCTTCTGTGTATTGTTCTTTGAACATATCACGCTTCATTTTAGCAGTGTCACGCTCGTTCTTGATAGCTTGCAATTCTTCAGCGGTTACTGAATCGTCAAGCATAGCTACGTTAAGTTTTTCATTCAAGTTTTCGACCTTGTCGCCTTGTGCAATCCAAAGGTCATGCAATTCGTTTGATGTTTTCATCAATCATCTTCCTTTCATTTTTCAAGTAAAATTGCCAATTTCTGCTCACGCAATGAATTGGTTTTAGGTGTAGCAATCATATTCTTAAATTTAGTGATTGCTGCTTTGCTTGGTAGTTGATGTACAGCGTTCGTAACCATGATTTCTTCTTCATCATTATCAAAGAACATGATTTCATCCGCAAAGCCTTTATCAACGGCAGTTTTAGCATTAAGCCATGTCTCTTTAGCCATGAGGTCTAACAATTCTGGTTGTTTAAGACCAGTTTTCATCTCATAAGCCAAAGCGATAGATTCGTCAATACTATTCAATACCGCTGATTGATGTTCTAGGTCATCGCTATTACCAACGATACCAGTAGACGCTTTATGAATCATGATATGTGCCGTTGGACTGATACGCACGGTGTCGCCAGCCATAGAAATGACACTCGCAGCACTAGCTGCAAGCCCTTGTACATTAACCACAATACGCTTGCCACTTGCCTTAAGCATTGTATAGATTTCGCTTGCTGCAAACACATCACCACCATTTGAAGCAATATTAAGCGTGATTTCTTCGTCTTCATCGTTTGTAATGGCGTCTTGTACCAGTTTTGGATAGGTACTAGACATGCCAAAGTATTCGTAAAAAGCACCAGCTTCATCGCTTACAATATCGCCTTTAATGTCAATCTTGCCCATTTGTCTCACCTCCTTTCAATGTGGTTCGGTTAGGGTTTTCACCCTTCGGCAACTCTTTTGGGAGAATTTCAGCTTGTTGCAAAATATACAAGCCTTGATTCTGTGCGAGCGTGCCACTTTTAACCATACTATTGATACGGCTGATATAGTTAGCTCCAGTCGGGTCAACCGCTGGGAAAATATCCGCATCAACATCACACGAAAGTTTTTGAGACAACTCACTAAGAAATGGTCTTAAATAACGTGCGACTGCTTTAGAATACACATTAGAGCTCATTTCTAGTGAAGATTGTTGGTCACCTTGTCCACCGACAACATTCTCTGGGATACCGTAGACTTTTGCAAATTGTCCGGTCGTCCAGTCCGCTTGCTTAAGTAGTTGGGCCACGTTGGACTTGATTTCAAGAGGTGTGAAGTCCTCTAAATCATCCAGTACCAACGGACCGCCTTGCATTTGCTTCATCGCTTGTCGTGATCGTGAGACTTTAGTTTTAAAATCAAGCAACCCACCGCCTTTAATCTTCAAAATGCCGTTGGCGTTTAGGGCGTTCTTAAGAGAGTTAAGCGTTAGCTTATCACTGGCTTTTTGAATGTCCAATTCTCTACCAAGAGCCATCAACGGGCTTACGCTTGTCAAGCCACCGTCCACTGATAGCAATCTAAAGTGTAAGATGTCGCTTTGTGGGACATGTTGTTTTGGTGGAATGCGTGGGTCATCAAAAGTGATGTTATAGTAAAGACCATTTTGGTTATCCAAGCGGTTAAATGTGACTTGAGATGGTCTCAAATATTCCCACTTCATATCACGCCCGTTGTCATTTCGCCATCGATAGGCAAAAGCTTCACCGCCCAACAACATTTGAGCAAAGATAGACTGGTAGAAGTTAAAGCGGTTAGCGTTGTTTGACGGATTGTCAACGATTCCTTGCATTTGTTTTCGGCTAGTTGTTAGCTTGGCAGTCGCAAGGTCATTAGATAACTGACTGATAATAGAGAATAGATCCGAGTTTTTAAGAGCAGTTTCGGCTGAAACCCACTCATTGCCATTCAAAGTAGCTAAAAACTCTGGATCAGTAATATCAAAAAAGCCCCCTTGGTTACTAGGTGGGCTCTCTGTTGCTAAATTAAATATCGGCAATTATTATCACCTCCTTTCTAGCCTTTCTTGCTAGCTAATTCACTCACTAGCCCAGCCAGTACGAATGTGATGGTCATACTAATACCAAACCATACATAGCCAATGTGATAAGTGGTCACATTAAGCGAAATTGCAGCTAAAATGAACATCAAAATGTCAAAAATAACCCAAATCGCCTTAAAAAACTTTAAAATCATGTCTTAATATTCCTCCAATAGCCCACTATCTGGGTTTTTTAGCCAGTTCAAAACGGCTTCCTGGCTCATGTGTTCGACCTTCCACGTTGGATTGTTGGTAATAGCGTAATCTTCGAACGCATACATGCCATCGTAAAACGCATCGATAAGAGCATCCACAACGTCGATTTTGTAAGTGGATTTCATTTTGTCTACTTGAATACCGATGTTATCTTCTTTAATCACCGCATTTATCAAGGCTTTACGCATGATTTCGTCATCCAAGCGTGTGATATTGCCTTCGATAAAGAGCGTTTGAAGGAATTTCGTCGGGTCTTTCAGTTCGCTTGTACGTTGCCTAATCGGCATCATTGGAAAACTAGTGTTAGATTCCAATGCCTTGATAATTTTATTAACCATCATAGCGTCATAGCCAAAGAAGACCACATCGAGTTGGTTATCCTCGACATACTCACAAAACCAACGATACACTTCCTCTGGGTTAATAAGCCCTTGTGGATGGCTTGTAATCGTACAGTAGCCCTTTGTTTCCAAATCTCGGTAGTTAACGCCGTCTTGTTCCATCTTAGCTTCTAACGAACCCGCTTGTTGCCAAGGGATGAAACTGTGCTGTTCGATGTGCCATTTCTGTCTGCCGTCTTCAGTAACGTAGGGATAGACGAAACCAATAGCCGTATTATCGCTAAACATTGAAGCGTCAAGCCCAACATAAACACGTTTCCCCTTGATATCGAAATCATCAACGACTGCATTTTCAATGTCGTCTAAATCAAGGAAGCTGTTGCTATCTGCCAATAGCCAGCAATTCATGTTTTTAACTTGGAAGTCAGCCAGTTTTCCCATGAGCAGTTTCTTGTCACGCTCAGAAAGTAGCCCTTTCATCAATCCATCTTTTAGTTTCGGATGATTAAGCAACGGATTACTCTTTGCCCACGTTTCTGGTTTAAATACTTCTTCTAGGTTGTCTTGAGACCATATTAGACATAACTGATCATCACCAGAACGGTCAAAGTCACGTTCCATGATTTCAATTAATTTCTTTTGCTCTTGATGAAATGGAACATCGGGCGTTTGGTAAGAAGTTGAAATTTCAATGAAGCGTGAGCCTTCAGTATTAACTTGCCCGGATGTGATTTTAGAAATACCTTCATCCGTTCTAAGTTCACCGACTTCATCGGCCACGGCCAGTTTAAAGTGTTTACCGTCAAATTTACCAGATTCGAACGAGATAGTATGAATGGTATTGGCATCTACGAGCGATTTAATTTCTCGTGAATATAATTGGACTTGTGTTTCCTCTGCTAACGACTTAAACGGCTCATTCTCTATGATTCTAGCCATCATAGATTTGACATAAGTGTACAGCTTCATCGTTTGGTCGAAGTTTAGCGAACTAACAAGAAAATCTTGGTTACTTTGTCCGATAATTTCAATCAGATAAGAGAAATTAAGGCAGATACCAGCTATCATCGTCTTCCCTTGCGAACGAGCAATGGAAATGATGATATTTGAAAACCTTGGTACATCGTCTAAATCAAACCACGCAAAGAGTTGAGCGAATATAAAATACTGCCAATCCATCGGCTCTAGTTTTTGGCTAAGATCATCAACGTTAGGCACTAAAGACAAGAATTTCAAGAAACGGTTAAACGCATCAACCGAATAGACATAAGGAAAATCGCTATCCCCTTGTCGTTGCAGGTCTCGGAGGTGTCGGAAACATGCTAGTTGAATATTATAGCCAGCGACAATCTTACCATCTAGCACATCAAAACAGTATTGTGTGCCGTAATCTGTGTAAGTTTTTCGCTCATAAGAAAAATCGATACTTTTATAAGTACCGATTACATCTTTTGATTTGGTTAAATCAATCTTTTGCATGTTTCACCTCCTTTATTTGAAGAATGCCGCCATCTTGTCTTTCATCGAAGAATTATCTGCTTGACTTCCGGCTATTTCTGCTAATTCTGCCCGCCCTTTAGGTGTTAGACCTAGCTGAATGCCTATTTTATTAAGGGTTTCAGTGGCATCTTTCATCGTAGCAACGGCTGGGTTCTTTTTAAATCCCATTGACTGCTCACCTAGAATCTCGCCACTACCTTGTGCTTGGATAACTTTTTTAATCTCGGTTTGGATACCGTTTTCTTTCACGTCCTCATAGGCTTTCTTGTAAATCTCGTAGTTAGTACAGTAGGTTTCCACAAGAAACGTGTCAATGCGTTCGACCTTTTCTGTTGCTTTTAAATACGGAATGATTTTAGTCCAAACTGACCTCGCCACTGTGCCAAAGTAGTTCGGTGGGTCAATGGGTAGAAAGCGGTCATTTTGCTCGTAAAACGGTTTCCGTTTAGCTGGTGACTTATTCGCCATTTTCTCACTTCCTATCTTGATTATGACACCGCTTAAAAACCCTCAAAATTGGCGTGCGGTGTAAGAAAACACCTTGTGGCGGCTCTCCTTGGCACGAGAAGGGGGGCGGGGGTCAATTTTAAATTGGGTCGAGGGTTATTACACCACCCTTATTATAAAATCGTGCTATAGGCTTATTAGAGGGGTTTAACGACGTCCTCTTTTTTGCGGGCTATTAAATCTGCCCACGTTGCCACGGGAAGTCGTAGCTCGGTGTTCTGTTTTGTTCTATTTTGACCAGTACCATAGATTTCTTGCTCTAAGGTCCTCTTGGTGTTATCACAACTCCTACACGTTGCTACTACGTTTGAAACTTCAGTCCTAAGTTCTGGCGCAATTTCAACGGGTGTAACGTGGTCGCCTATACGAGCATCTGGTGTGGTCACACCCAACGCTAGACAGTACTGACACAGATAGTTGTCACGTTCCAAAGCTATCTTGCGAATAGAAGACCAAATCTTTGAACGATAGAACGCATACCGTTCCTTGCTCTCATCGTCTCGATTCCTTACTCGTGTGTTGTATCTCGTCCGTGAGTATCTCTGTCTCTCTTCCATGTATGCTGCTTCCATGTCCTTGTGTGTAGTGCAGTAGTGTGCTGGTCTCTCTGCTAAGGCACGGCACCCCTCTGCCTTACATCGTCTGACCATCGGCATTGGCATACCTCCTTTCAGATAAAGTAAAAGAAGAACACAGTAGTGTCCTTCTAATTCGATAATACTATGTTACCACGTTGGTAGTATGATGTCGTATGAATTGGTATATACCACTACAGATTAATCCAAATACTTCTCAGCCTGTCTTAACTTAACGTAGTATGTAGCCTTACTAAAGCCCATGCGGTCGCATATCTGCCAGATATCTAGCTGGTCTATATAAACCATTTGCAGTAGGGACCTAGCGTCTATGTCCCCCACGTTTGCTATCTGCCGGCGAAACTCTAGTTTCTGTTTGATAGCCTCTGCCGTAAAACATTCTACTTCTTCACGGGCTGTCATAAGCTCCACATAGATATCATCCTTGCCCTTACGTTTGCCACCTTGGACCATGTCTGTTTGCATTGCACCAGCCGTTACTTTTAGCGCTTGCGATTCCAACCGTTTGATCTGTTCTATCTGACTGTCAATATATCTATCAAGCGCCTTGATTTGTTGCAGCCGTTCCACTGTTCTCATAAATTACATTCCTTTATGGTATAATAATATTATTAGCATTTGAACAGTCCTAGGCATTAGTCTGGGTCTTTTTTTGTTTACAAGAATAAAGAAGGATTAGGTTACCACCTCCCATGCGTTAGATTTAGCCATGCCACCAGCAATGCAAGGCTAGGGTTGAAAAAAATACAAAAGGATTCCTCGATTCTATAACTTATTATTTACTGGATTTGTTTTGCATCGGTCTGTCAGCGATGCGTGTCGAAAAAGTGTCCAAGCCACTAAAAATCTATATCCATTTTTTAGTGTATTTTGACAGACAAACAGCCAGTGACGGATTCGAACCGTCTATACCACTCTGGCTACAAACCCATTGCCAGTGCCGTATATAAGGCACGTTTAACGCTGGGTTTCTCACGACCTACCTTGCCTTTATTACGACATTCTAGGGTTATGCGATCAATTTCATCGTCCAACCTTTCAGACCACTCGTAGTTATTGAAAACGTAATCAATGATTTCGCTGAATAAATCCCTTGACAGCATACCTTCCATTTGAATCGCCTTCAACGGTGTTAGTGCAGCTTTCTCTAAATAACATTGATTGAGTGCGTTTTGGGTTTTGTTAGCTTCTTTCTTGTCGCACCCTTTAACGTCTCTAATATACTTGTTTATGTCGCCAGGGTGTTCCTTGCGTAGCCCTTCAACTTCCTTGCGAAATCGTTTGAATAAGTATTCTGGCAGTCCTGCGTTGATTTTATTCAAAACTGGGCGCGTGGTTTTACCTCTAGTGTAATTAGTAGACAGATAGTCTTGAAGGTCGTCGAATAACTCGTCAGAAATGATGCCTTCTAGTCTATCGACAGTTTGGGGTGAGATTCTCGCACGTTCAACGACTGCACTATTAAATGCTTGGTAAATGATACGAGCTTGTACTTCACTGCACTGTCTGACATCTTGAAAGAACTGTTTATAAGAGCCTTTTTTGTGTGTTTTTCTTAGTGCTGCATGTTCATCGACCAACCGTTGATATAATTCTGGTGTCAGTCCGGAATATTTGTATTTTACGCTCATGACCCACGCCCTCTCAAATAGCTAGGAATGTCATCCCCAACATTTACCGCATCATACTGTTCCTTGCTGACCAAGAATTTCCCGTAAGCCCCGCAATCAATAGTGTAGAGCTTACCGACCATAGATTTGCCGGTAACCTTGCCGTGTAGTTCCACTGCATTGTCTGCCTTGTGAATTACCACGGTCTCGATAGGTCGGTTAACCACTCGTAGAACAGTAGTCACGTTAATGGCTAGTGAGACCATGAGTAATACCGTAGCAATAGCGAGGTCGTTATAAATCGTCTTCTTTAACAAACGTCCCATTAATCATTTTTCCCTTTCTGTTTTTAATCTCCTCGTAAGCAATGCCGAGACACTCAGTCACATCAAGGTCTAACTGGTGAGCTAGCACGATAATCGTTACTAACGTATCACCGATAGCGTCCTTGAGTGCTGCTTGTGGTTCCGTGAATTTAGTCGGTTTCAAGAGCACATCCCGAATCTCACCGACCTCTTCAGTGATTCGCATCCATTGAATCTTTGGGTCTGCTTGCTTAAGATTGCGCTCATCAGCCCATTGATTGATTTTAGTAATTAAATCTGCGATAGATCTTGCCATTAATCGTCCCCTCCAAACAGCGTGCGCCAGGCGTAAACCGCAGCTACGACCATCAAAATAACTTTAATCGTTTCCATCATCCACCACCTCTGCGTTTTTAAAAATAAATTCCACATCGTTCAGCAATAGGTGATTTTGAAAACTCACAAAATCTTCAATCAAATCAGGCTCTTGAAAATCAAGAATGGCTATTCTATCCAAAAAAGTTTCTATGTCGGTGTGTTTCACACTGCCGTACTCTGTTTTTTCGTGGTGCATTTCAAGTTTAGTACTATCTACGTGGATTGTGTAATGAATCCCGTCTGTCGGACTCGTGTATTTGTAATCTTTAATAATCATTCACTCCACCTCTTCGATTTCAATTCCCTCGCAGTCGAATACCCAGCCGAGATTCAATTTTTCAAGGTCGTTTTTCGTGAAATCCATCCTAAAGCCTGGAGAAAAATGAAGAATCCCATCATCGTTGCATAAGTATTGATTAGTGACTTTGATTCTGACAGTGTACTTCGTCTCTTTCTCCACCTCATACCCAAACTGGTGCATGTTGACGAGGGTTTGAAGTACGTCTATTTCGTTATTAATCCATTTCTTAAAGTCGCTACCTTTTTGCCGATCCCAACTTGTGAGGTAATCCCACAGATTATAATCAAAATCCTTTTTATTCTCCTCATACCAATCTGCCACGCACTGCGACACTACTGGTTTCTCAAAGAACGAATCATATAAGTCCTCAGCGTGGGCTATTGAAAGGCGTCCCACCTTTGCTAGTTTCTGTACTGCTTCGTTTTTATCCATCATGCGTCCACCTCTTCCATTTCAACCTTATATTTTCGTGCGTTGCGATACTTAACACCTCTCAGACGATGTAATTCATTGATAGCGTCGTTCTTGTCGTTAAATGCATGGACACTGTCTTCCATGTTGTCGTAATATACGGTTACTTTATATTTCATGTCATTCCTCGCTTTTATCTATGTAGATTACTGTAGCAGTGTACGCTACGTAGTCGCTTCCTTCTTCCCAAACAGCGATTAGTTTCACGTCTATCAATTTCTTGTCGTAGTTTTCTATCCATGCGTTTATTTCTTCGTCAAGCGTGTCAGTGCCATATAGTTTGTCAAAAAATTTCACTTTTCGTTTCATGGTTTTACACCTCATGTTTATCATTGTTCCCGGCTCGTCTCTGAAAACCTTAGCCGGATTCTTCGCTATAAATCGCCTTAACCATTGCATAGCTCGACCATCTTTCTTAACAAGTCTTCATCCGGCAATTGCTCCAGTGTCAGAATGCGATTGAGCTTCTTAATGTCGATACCCAACTTAGCGCTGATTAAGTCCATATCCTTGCGATTTTCCCAAAACCATCTCGAAAACTCTTGCGTCTGACCTAATACACTGGTATGATCATAATTGCCTGGAGCATATACCCCGACTAACTTGTCTTTGTATCTACTGTTCATTCAAGCTCCTTGATTTCTAATTCAATGCGTGGGTTGCTGCTGTACCGTTTCTGAGCTTTCAGCTCGCATACAATGCTGTCATCCGTCCAAACGATACCCTTTTTATCAACCTTGCTGTATCCAGCGTTTGAGATACTATCAAAGAGTGCTTTGACTAGGTTGTCAATATCGGGACGCATAGCGTGCCAAAGTCTTTCATCCATGAATTTCTTGAATGCATCCCACGTTTTAGCTCTCGCTTTTGGCGTAGGCTTTTTTGATACGCTCAAGGGAGCTTTCATGTAAAATACGACATTGACTGAAATCGGTCCGTCAAAGAATTGCCCATCATATTCTTGTTCAATAAGTTGCGAACATTGACGACGCCAAGCCTTCATTTTAGGGTCTTCATAAGTTCCGAATTTGCTAAATCGTGGCCTTGTTTGAGGTTTAGGCTCGATGTTTAAAACCATTTTCATAGTGCACCTCAGAAGGGTAGGTCTGAATCTTGGATATCCATAGGATTTGAATTACCAAACGAATTTCCGTTATTTTTCGAATAGTTTGGTGCTTGTTGTTGATTATAACCAGCGTTAGCATTACTGCCTTCACGCGCTGCACGGCTTTCCAACATTTGGAAGTTCTCAGCGACAACCTCAGTGACATACACCCTTTGACCTTGCTGATTCTCATAACTACGGGTTTGAATGCGTCCAGTAATGCCAATCAAAGCACCTTTTTTAGCCCAGTTAGCCAAATTCTCAGCTTGCTGACGCCAGATAACGCAGTTGATAAAGTCTGTTTCACGTTCGCCGTTAGCATCTTTGAAGTTGCGGTTAACAGCTAGGCTGAATGTAGCCACTGCGACATTGCTAGGCGTATAGCGTAGCTCTGGGTCTTTGGTTGTTCTTCCAACCAGCACGACGTTATTGATCATTGATTTTCTCCTAGAATTTTTTTGGTTCTTTAGATCTTTGAACCTGACATTAACTTAAATGTGTTTTCAGTTCTTCTTCACTCACACTAGCTATGTTTTGATAGCCGCTGACGGTGTAGTTTTGTTTGTATTCCCATCCGTTTTCGCTAAGCAGGCGCTTGAATCTGTCTTTGTCGTCTGAATCTTCAAAGTAGACTTCAAGTGTCATTTTTTGGCGATAACGTTTTGACTCTGGGGTGTTGGCTTCCTCGGCTATTGGCGTGTTTTCGATAATTTCGCCTGTTTCTGAATCGGCAACTAATGCCGTTGGTTTCGTTTCTGCAATCTTTTCTTTTTGATTTTGCAACTCAGCTTGTCGCAATGCTTCTTGTTCTTGTCTTTGGCGCTCAGCTTCTTGTTTTTGCAATTCAAAAGCATGGTCTGAACGAATCTGATCTAACACCTCTGCCAATGTCAGATTTTGAAGCATGCGGATATACGGTTGGTCGGTCATTCCGTATTCTGAACAGAGCCCAGATATGGATTGAGTGGCTTTCTTGAGTTCCTCTTGCTTTTGATATTCAAAAGTAACCATGTCATCTAATGCCTTCATAGTCGCTTTTTTAAGAGTTACACCGTCCGCCATAAAATCGCCATTTTTGATGTATTCCGTTGCTTTTTCATCAAAAATACGAGGGTCAATCATATAGTCGCTGGCTTTGTTAGCTAAATAACTTTTAACCGTGTCCAATCTCAGTGCTTTTTGATGATTTTCGAACTCTTTCACATCATTTGCGATTTGATTGATAATGTTTTTAAGAGGTTTCTCTGTTTCCTTGATATATTTTTCAAAATCCGTCGCTGGTTTTGATAACTCATTCTTGATTTTGATACGTTCGTCTGAAATTTGCTTGGTTAATTTTCGTAATTCAGTCAAGATTTTCTTGTCGTCTTTAATGGTGCCAGCGGTGACTGTGTAATTTTGATATTTAGCAACTACATCAGCAATTCCTTTTTCAAAAACCTCTTGACCTACAATCTCAACTTTGGCTTGTTCAATATTAACTTGTAATTCTTGCATTATTCACACCTCGTTAGTAGTCGAGAAGTTCGCCTTGAACTGGCTCGTTTTGTGAGTTGGCAACCGGTTGAGAATTGCTTTCACTTGTTTGTTGGAAATGCGTTTGTTCTTGCTTCATTTGTTCGATTTGCGCTAACTTACGAGCTCTAACATCCTCTTGTGTCTCTTGTGGCGTTACATCTTTGATTCTGTCGAATGTTTCACCGCCATCGTCTTCAGTGTACATGTTTCCTAAATCCTCTGGAAAAGCTTCACGTAAGGCGTTGACAAGAGCGGTTTTTCTAATCATGGTAGCTGGCATAGCGTTCCAAGTGCTTTGCTTTTTGTCGTATTCTTCACGACTAACGAAAACCTCTACAGGAACCTTGAAATTCTTGCGGTAAACTCTTGCCCAACCACCAACGAGCGTGTCGTTAGGTAGTAGCAGCGCCCCTTTTCGCTCTACCATATCACCAGAATCGTCAACAACTACCACTCCGGCTTCAAAGCCTTCATAGTTCGGGTTTTGTGCTGCGCGCTTCAAGAATGCTTCTTTTGAGACGATTAAGCTAAATTCAGCCCCACCATTTTTCTTTTTGTAAGCTACGATATAGACCTCGTTTAGCAATGGGTTGAGGTTACGACCTTTAATCAGCGATAAAGCTTGCCCAACTTGTTTTTCTGTCAACAAATCTTGTGGGTCGTAGTAGCGTTTGATATCTTGAAACGTCCATGCACTTGTATCTGTTGAAATATCCCTTTTGTTTTGTGTTTGTAGTTGATTTGTCATGTTTTGTCTTCCTTTTTGTTTTGAATACCCTTTTTTCGCATTTTAAGGGGGCATAGTGCAATTTTAACGGTGTCGTAGTCTATTTATACCACCGAGTAAAACACACGCCTTAAAATCGATTTTAGAGGTGTTTTCTAGTGTGCACTAAAAATCTGCGTTGATTTCTTAGCGAAATACATATATTCGTTAATTTTCTCGATGAACGAATACAAATCTAAATCATCCATCATTTTCTGCTTATGCTCTTTCGAGAATACAAGGCCGTGAATACGCTCGTAGTCCTCAAAGAGTTTTAGTTTTACTTCTTCTTCCGTCATAGCATCATCCTTCTAGCTGTTTTAGCTGATTGAGTGTATAGCGCTTATCTTTGATGTTGAGTGCTTTAAATACATTCCCTTCCAGTCCTGTCCGAATGCGGCTTGCGACACGTTCGCTGTAAAGGTTTGCAATTTCATCATTGCTTAAGTTGGTTGAGATAATCGTATTCTTGCGATGACTGAGCACGTCAAAGATAAATTCTTCTTCCCACGCTGACTTAGAGCGCCCTGAATCACTTTGTTTAACGCCTAGATCGTCCAGGATGAGATAATCAACCTCCATCAACAGTCTTGAATAGTAACCCTCTTTGCTCTCAAACTTAAAGCTCTCTCGGACTTTCCGTAATATTTCGGTCAAATTCACGAATAGCACACTCTTTGGTGTTCCTCTTTCCTTGAAAGTCTCATTCAGCGTTTTAGCCATTGCAATAGTCAAGTGAGTTTTACCGATTCCAGTAGTTCCCGTTAGCAAGGTGTTCCCGCCTACGCCATCAAGATATTTCTGCGTTTGTCTCTTCACGAAATCTAGCAGATTCTTTTCCTCTTGCGTTCTAGCGATGAAGTTATCAAAAGATGCTGACTTTAGCTCTTCGGGAATAGTGCTATCTCTCATAAGCACGTCATACGTTCTCAGATAGAGGTTTCTCTTCATGCTCTCTTTTGCCATCTCTTCTTCCTTTTTGTCTCTTTGCTCTTTGGCACACTTTGGACAAACTGGAGAGGGTTTGCGTGGTTGTTCTTCACCCGCAATTTTAACGGGGATATTAAGCTGTAACATCGGTACCCCATGAATAGGACAAACGTCCCCTAGCCTTTTTGTGTTTGCTATAATTTCAGCTTGCGATAGCATATAGATATCACCCCTTCCTAAAATGGGTTTTCATCCGTTCGAGTAGCTACCCATTCTTCATAAGTTTGTGGCTCTTTCTTTTGTTGTTTCTTGCCCTTATGATTTGCTTTGCTATTCCTAACAAGTTCAACCGTCATTAAGTTGTCTTGTTTCCAACGGTTTAGAATAGCCTTAATATATGCAAAGTTTGCCTTACCTTGGCTTACTGCTTCTTTTAGTGCTTCAAGAATAACGTCAGCGTTAAAATCTTCTAGCATGTACTGTAAGTCTTGCGTTTGGAGTGGTGATAGCGGTCTGCCTATCTCAGCTTCGAAAGATTGATAAAGATTTACAAGGTCTTGATTAAGAGGGGGAGTAGTGGTAGGTTGTTTTTCTTCTCTTACCTCTACTCCCCTATCCTCTCCTATACTATCCTTACCTCTCCTATCCTCTCCTATGCACCCATTTGGTTGACGACTGGTTGTCACTTGGTTGTCACTTGGTTGCACGTCTGATAACCACTTGTATTTATTGCCTTCCACTAGCGCTATTTGTTGCATTTCCTCTACGAATCTAGTGGCTTTCTTTCTATCTTTTCTTATGGAGTTGTGTTCCGTCCAATCCGTTATAACCACTACTCCGGTATCAAACAAAAGCACATAATTACCCTCGACCAAAAGTTTCATGTCATCTTTTGTTGAACCTATAAATCTCATGACGGTTCTGGGGTTTGCGACAAATCCGTCATCGTCTGCCTCTAGGTTTAAGAAGAAATACAAAACCTTTGTTGTTGGAGGTAAATCAAGAAAATCGTCTGTCATTAGAACATCTTTACTGAACATCCTTCTATTTGCCACTTGTTCCTCCTTTTTTTTGTGTTATAATCAAGTAAATTGTTTTGATGAGCGTTGCACCTTTTGGATTGTTTCCGGAGGTGCTTTTTTAATACCTACCCTCCCACCACTTCAATTATTTAATTAATTATTTTTCTCAAAAATGCTTTGATTTCGTCTTTTGTAACTTCGTTACGCTCTGTGCGTTCAAAGTCCGAGCCGTCAAGTTTAGTTACATTGTATTCAACTTCCACATTAAGCACTTCGCAGCCAAACGCTTCAGCAAGCTTGTCGAGCTCATTTTTTTGTTCTTCGTATGGTTCAAGCGGCAAGAATAGCGCCTTTTCCAAACGGTCAGTAAACACTGCTGTAAACACTAGACTTCCTTTGTCCTTGTAACTTTCAAGGAAGCCATCCTTTTCAGTGCTGTAAAATACGACTTGTTTATTGTTTTCTTTCATTATTATTCTTCCTCACCTTCGTTGTTTTTTTTAAAGCTCAATCCCAAAGTTGTGATACCAGCAGCGATAACCAAGAGACCAAGAGTTGACGTGATGCCCTCTTTTTCACCAGTAACTGGAAGAGTACCACCGTAAACAGGTGTATTTACCCCCTCTTTTGGCTCAGAATCGAGTTTATAAGATACCGTGGTATATTGTGCCACTTTGTTATTAGGACGCTCTACGCTCGTTTTAGGGGCCTTTTCTGGCGTGCTAGGTTTTTCTGGTGTTGGTTCCTCTGGAATGTGCAATTCTGGCAAATCCAGAATTGGTGCGTCGTTCGGAATCACTCCACCTTCGAATGGTGGCAACTCACGGACTTCTGGGATTCCTGGGATACCGCCTTGAAATTCCGGTTTATCGTACTTAGGGGCGTCGTTTGGTACAGTTCCAATTGGTTCGGTATATTCCGGCAACTCTCTAACCTCAGGAATACCTGGAATGCCACCTTGAAACTCTGGAATTTCAACTTTTGGAGCTTCACGAGGAATTTCAAATGTGGGTTCCGGTTTGTTTTCACCAGACGCACCCCCTCGACCGCCGACTAGTTGAATCTTCGTGTATGAAACAGCGCCGTCTGATTCAGCTTTTAGCTCAATCTTGTTAGTAGGGTTGGTGCTATCTTTTACAGCATTTACAAGTTTAGTCTTGTAGTACAAGTAAACCATGTGGTCTAAACGGTCCATTTTGATTTCAAATCCATGTTCAGATTTTGAAATAGACTTAACTAAGTCCATAGCTGAACCTTTGTCAATCCAAGGATCTACACTTTCAATGTTCTTAATTTCAAAGTAGTTATCAACTAACTTTTGATTTTCTGACATTTCATCAACGATAGTCACATAGTTAAGTACCTTCTTTGCATAGTTAACTCGTGCTGTCCAATTGATCACTGTAGGGTCTTCTTTGTCTTGGAACCCCCATTTAGCAATCAATTCATCATTGCCAATGACTTGCTCTGAACCAATATTAGCTGTTACCACAGTACCGTTAAAGTTGACATTTACTGGCTTGCCAGATACAACTTTATCTGTCCAACTTGCATCTAGTTTCAAGTTCATGATCTTATTCAAAGGGTGTGATTTGAAATAGTCATTGAATACAGTTGTCACCTTGTTAGTGGTAGCATCCGCTGTAGCTTTCCCAACCACTGCTTTATCTGGATTGTGCACATCAAACTCGTAAGAGGTTTGGAATTTCACTTCTTCGGGCAAGTCAAAAGTAACTTTGTCCCCCTCATTCACCGGAACATCATCCGGGATTTTAATGTCTTTATACTCAACCTCGAACGGGCTATACTTTCCGTTACCGTTCGGGAAAGTAACCTCAACGTTTGGGTTTTCAACGTTGATTGTGTCACCTTGTTTAGTGACTGTAGTCGCTGGAGCAGTTTCGGTAGTCGCTACCGGAGCACTCTCTGTAACGGCTGGTGCTTCTGCAATCGGTTGAGATTCTACAGGGGCTGGTGGAGTAAATACTGGCGTTTCCGATACTGGTGCCACTGTTTCGCTAGGTGTCACTGTCACATTGCCAGCGTTGTCAGCAGTGTACACATTAGCAGCCGCTGGTTGTGTGTCCGCCACTGGTTGAGTGGTTTCATCGGCTGATACTTGACCAGCACCGATTAGCAATGCAGTAGCAAGAGCAAGTGTGCCGCAAAGTCCGAATGTTTTGCTTTTTGTGAATCCTGGTTTAGCTACTGTTTGAGTGTTAAAAGATTTCATGGTATAATCTCCTTGATATAATTTTCTTGCACAGGCCCTTACCTGTGCTTTTTTAGTGCCTTCAATCCGCACCCATAGCCCCACCGCTTTGTAAATATGTTTTTTTAGAAAGATAAGTGTGGGAAAAGTAAAGTTTATATTTTTGGGAAAGATATGGGTATAAATTACACTCCACGATGGGGCCGTGGCTACGGATTGAAGATAGTGATCTTATCGGTTTCCGTATTTTGCTAAAAGCTCTTGTTCACGTTTTTTGCGAGCTTCGTATTTGCGTTCATTTTCCTCGTATGGTGTCCATACTGGCTCGAAGAAATATTCTGGTTCTTGTTTCTCTTTTACAAATAGCCATTTAAGTAGTTTTTTCATTTTTAATTTCCTTTCTGTTCCCTAACCGCACTAGAGAGCTAGTGAGGTTTTTTAATTCATATATATTTAAGGAGACTTATGAATATCAAATCGTTGTTGCTTACTTAGTTAGTATCGTTCAGTTTCCTCACTAGCTCACTGCTACGGCTAGGGGTGTTTTTCTAAATGTCCAAAATGTCGTGTGTTCTACATGTAGCAATGAAATCAATTGCTGCATCTTGAAATAGATCTCTGCGTTTGCTGTCTGGTGTATCTGGTTTGCTGCAAACATCACGGTACATCAGGCATTTTGTGTCGATGTCATCAAGCTCGTCTTTTGCTTTTTTTGAGACATCCATCGTCTGATTGATGTAGAGGATTAACTCCGTAATGTTATCGAGAGCAGGGATGCCACCTTCCATCTTGTGGAAATCTTTGTCGAATTGGATAGCGCAGGCTACCAATCTCTTAATGTAATGTTTATTCGCCATGCTTCTGCTCCTTGTTATTGTTTGAATCTGTTTCTGGTTTTCCACTCGATGAAGGATTTGAAACCTTCATAGTTGATAAAAACCAGTTTGTGTGTTGGGTTGAATACGTAGCCTCGAAAGTCTTTGTTGTCCCTCATTTCTCGAATGAGGTTTTTTGCCATCGACTTTCCTAGGCCTTCCCACCGCTGCATGAGGTGGTCATAGTCTCCCCACTCAGCCGTCTCATTAATCCCGACTGGTTTGTAGGTGATTTCCATTTTGTTTAAGCCCCTTTAATCCTCTTGTTCGATGAGTGGTAGGATGTCGTTAGCTTTCAGCAATTCATACAAGAACAAGCGCCCCTTTTGTGTCCAAGTCGTTGTCATATTGACTTGATCTTGACCGTTCTTATCCTTGTAATCAAATGTCGAACTATCGACATAACCCTTACCAATGTGTTTCTTATACAAAATCCATTGACCATTGACCTTATATTGAACACCTAGATCATGCAAGATTGCATTGAACTTCCTGGCACTCATGCCGTAATCTGCCGCAATCTGGGTAACACGCACCGCCCCTTTACTTTCTAGAATGATGTCGAAGTAGCGTGCTTGCTCTTGCGCCAAGGCCAACTCAGCCTCTAGTTTCACCACTTTAGCTCGTTCGTCTTTAAGAGCTTGAAAGGCTGCAATGGCAAGGTCGGGATCGTTAAGCAGTTGGTCTGTAGCATACATGCCATGTTTGCGGATGGTTGGCAAAACCTCTGATGTGACCCAACGTTTAAACTCCTTGGCTTGTGGTAGCTTGCTGGATAACACGAGAGAATACATACCGCTTTCGTTGATAATTACTAGGTCTTGCTTACCTCCAAGGGTGTCAAATTTTGAGACCCCCTTATCATCTTCGTCAACATGGCTTTTTAAAGCTTGTCTAGGATTTGTATATCCCAGAACTTCTGCCACATCCTTGCCAACGAAGTAAGGCTCATTGTTAATAGTTACTGTTCGGACATCTTGTCCGTGGAAGTTAAAAATTTCGTTCATTTTTCCCTTTCTATTTTTGATATAATAGTTTTAAAAAATAATTGGAGTTTTATTGTGGAAGTTCTATCAAACAAAGCGCATTGCTTAATCAAAACATTTATTAAAATTCGGAAATCTAACAAACGGGGCCGAATTTACTATCAAGACAATCAAGAATTACTTGATAACAATCGCGTTTTTGTCCAAGAACTTTGTGACAAAGGCTTATGCGTCAAAGACGTTTCTGGCGACGTAGGTCTCACGGAGAAAGGTCTTTATTATCTGCCAGAACACAAAGCATTCATGGATCGGACGCTATTAACTTCTTTATGGCTTCCATTCATAGTTTCTATTCTAGGAACATCTTTTACCTTGTTTCTTAATTATTTGATAAAACTTGTGATAGGCTTAATCAACTGTAAAGGGTAAACCAAATAACTTGTGGAGAAGCAGTTTGATAATAAGGAAAAACCCTACCCCAATAATCGAACCCAATATAGAGCCGACAATTGCCAAAAAGGTACAACTTATCAGTAACCCAGTATAACTCCAAAGCCAATCGTCAATGACGTCTTTGATTTTTTCAAAGGCTTTTTTTATTTTCTTCATGTTTGCTCCTTTCATAATTTTAATTATTTGGTTCAAGTTCTTGAACTTTATAGTTAAAAAAATATTCAACTATCTCATCTTGTGAGATTTCTAATAGTTCCACCGCTTTTACAATTTCGTCTTGTTTCCACTTCGCTTTCCCGTTGATCTTGAATGAAAACCTTGAGGGAGTTAAGCCGATAGCTTTTGCAAAAGCTTCTTGCGTCCCGTATTTTTCTTTAATGCGACCCTTTAATTTAGCGTAGTTAAATCTCATTGAGTTCTCCTTTCTAAGTTCAATCTCTTGAACTTTATGGTTTTATTTTAATCCTTCTCTTTTTATTTGTCAATAGTTTTGTTCAATTTTTTTGAACTTTTTTTATTTTTTCTTGAACTTTTGTATTTTCTACTATATAATGAATCCATAAAGGAAAAAGGTAAAGAATATGAAAAATACTACTGCTTCACGTTTGCAGCAAATTATGAGCGAACGGAACTTAAAACAAGTTGATATAATTTCTCTTTCGAAAGCCCATCAAAAAGAACTAGGTGTAAAACTCGGAAAGAGCGCTTTGTCTCAGTATATCAATGGGAAATCAACACCAGACCAAGAAAAGTTAGTGTTACTTGCTAGAACGTTGGGAGTATCTGAAGCGTGGCTTATGGGATACGACGCCCCTGTTACGGATAACCCGGCTATTGCAAAGGATGATACAATCGCAGGATACACGTCTGACGACCTACGAAAGATGGCAGAGAATGCCAAGACCTTCGATGGCAAGCCTCTTACAGAAGAAGACATCGATGCCATCCAGAACATCATTGAGATTTATTTGAGAGGTAGATAGTATGACAAGTATTCCAATGAAAAAGAATCCGTTCAGAGAAAAGATGACAGCAATTAGAATTGTCAACCCTGAAACAGCTCAATCGTTAGGAACAATAACCAATTTCGATGTATTCCCTGGTTCGACATCTTTGGTTGCATTTCTAGACTTCTTTAACCTAAGACCTGAAACAGATTATATCTTGTCTCTAACTGCCCACTTCCCTAACGGCACGTCTTACCCTGTCCATGCTACTAGAATTAATATCGCGAGACAAGATTTTGTGCTACTCGAAGACGGCTTTGGTATGGCCACTGGAAATTTCAGCTTTAATTTTACAATACAGAGCCCAAGTGATTTTTACTTTTTCTTCGTCTTGATGGACGAAAACGGCCAGGAAGTAGATACAGCATATAGTTATCATCATTTTGGAAAGTGGGGATAAACGATGCCGGACACACAAGATAATTTCAAATCCACCCCTTCCAATGTTTCTTCAATTCACGCTTCTAAACCTTCATTGAAAACTGTACCCATACAAAATCGTGGTATAATGGAGTCAGAAATGTTATCGGAGGAAATTATTATGCCACAAGATACTTACAGCAAATCTGAAATCGACTTAAAACTTGATAAAATTAATTCTGACACCCAGCACGGATTTGAGAAAATTGATTTAAAAATTGACCAACTCAAACAAGAGATGCGTAGCGGATTTGAAAAAATCGACTTGAAATTTGAACAAGTTGATTTGAAATTTGATAATTTCGAGAAACGTGTAGAGACTATGTTTCTAACTCAAGAGAATAAGAGATTAGAAGAGCAAGCTAAAAACAAAAAAGAGTTCATGTATTGGTTTGTCGGATTGTTCGTTAGTACTATACTGGGGATACTAGCAATCATCGTAACCATTTTAACAACAAAATAACACAAAAAGGATAATAGCCTATGACTATTGAAGAGCTAGTAGACTCGCACGGTGTCACTCTCGCTTACTTTGATAATGACCTCTGGCATAGACCAGGAGTTTACATCAAAGAAATCAATATTATTTTCATAAACCGTGAGCTGTCAGAAAACGCCAAAAAACGGGTTATATACCACGAATTAGGGCATCTGGATCATTCTGCTGAACTTTATCAAAACAATCGCACTAGATGCGAAAATGAAGCGAATAGGCACATGATCCATAAACTGCTCGAAGAAGAGCTTTCAGCATCAGATGACCACAAGTCTTTTAACTACTTGCATTTTATGCAAAAGCACAAGCTTAGGACAGTAACAGATGAGTTGATGGTCATTGATGAGTACTACGAATTGATAGGGTGAAAATATGGACTTCAAAAAAATAAAAAATCTAGGTACTCACTGAGGAAGAATTTCAAGCACAGAAAGCTAAATTATTATCGCAAAAAAAAGCCCTACACTCACCGTCGCCAAACTTAGAGTGTAGAGCTAGCACCACAGAAAAAACGTGTAAACTGGAAAACAGCCTTACATGTCCTTTTCTGTACCCATTTTACCAAAATTAAGGAGATATGACAATGTGGGTAGAACAATTACCGAATGGAAAATATAAATACATCGAAAGATACAAGGACACTTACACCGAGAAATGGAAGCGGGTATCTGTTACTCTATCCAGTGGCTCAAATCGAGCAAAGAAAGAAGCTCAACGCTTGCTTGATGATAAGATAGCTGAGAAGATAGAATCATCCAGCACCACTAACGTATCATTCCATAGTGCCTTCAATGAGTGGTGGGAGTTTCACCAAAAGCAGATTAAGTTAAGCTCAATCAAGAGCCTTGCAGCATCGGTTAAGCGAATATCTGACACTATTGAACAAGGAACAATCTTATCAAATATCAATGTCCGACTTATCCAATCCTTGCTAGACACTGAAGACTGGACAGATTCACAGAAATATCGTGCTAAGACTGTGTTAAATACATTCTTCGATTATGCTATGGATCAACAGCTTATTAGTGATAACCCATCACGAAAGGCACGGCTCCCAAAGAAAACTAATAAGCTCGAAAAACAACAAGCTGCCAAAAATAAATACCTAGAGCCAGACGAATACAGTCGATTATTGAAAGAGCTCTACCGAAAAGACATAAC